CTATTGAGTCCTGGATAGTGATAGAGTGACACTATCTCTCCCTCACTTAGCAGATTCTAGCTAGTTTGTCTATAGGTGTTTTCCCCTATTGACACTGTAGAATTTTTATGCATGGGGGAGGGGGGCTTCGCAACAAACTAGTACGTTATAACCCTCTAAAACACCTAAAAAGTTAAATTAAGAAGACTAATAAATTAAAGAAATTAGCTGAAGTTAACGACAGAAGACAACAGATAGTGTATCTTATATAAATCAATAACTTAGGAAGCTAAGGAGATAACAGAAGATGAGCTACGTTAGTGATTAATAAAGGCTTGTTAGCTACAGTTGCGGAATACGTGCTAGTTTACTGAGCAGACCCGCATAAGAATGTTTCTCATAGTATACAAAAAAGCTACTTATTGTACATAATGTGCTACGTAGTGAGTAACATAGTAAAATATTACTTGACAAATTCTAATAAGTATGGTATAATAGTTGTACTAAGGAGAAAAAACGCTAAGTCAGTTCCTAAGTAAATACAATATAAAAACCAAATAATATAAAAACTACTTAGTTAACTTCTAAGTATAACTTAGAAGAGAAGTAATTTTAAATGTTAGTCTCTACTCACGTAGGAAAAGGCTTAGAAGTGAACTTAGAAGATAAAGAAGATAATTCAGTTGTTGTGTCTATACCACGTAGGGGTCGTCCTCCTAAGGCTGTCGTAGAAGCTAAGCGTAAAAGAGGTAAGGTAGGTAGACCCCAGGGTGACACAGGAAGAATACAAGAATTTAAAGCTAGACTCCTGAGTACTACTGGAACTAAGGTCATAGACACTGTCTTAAGAAAAGCCTTAGACGATGAAGACAAAGATCAGGTAGCATGTCTAAAGATGTGCATGGACAGACTTCTACCTGTCTCACTCTTTGAAAAGGATGCTAAGGGTCAGCGGAATGCTGTAACAATTAACATCACTGGCTTGGGTGAGACTAAGGTGGAAGCTGTAGAGACCATCGACATGGTAGACGAAGATGAATCTTAACTTCGAGCTCCTGCCCTGGCAAAAGAAAGTATTTAGCGATGACACTAGGTTTAAGGTTATCGTAGCAGGACGACGTTGTGGTAAGAGTAGACTCTCAGCAGTAGCCCTCTTGGTGGAGGGACTGAGATGTCCTCAAGGCTCAGCAGTGATGTATGTAGCCCCTACCCAAGGGCAAGCAAGACAGATTATCTGGGACTTGCTGATGGAGCTGGGTAGAGATGTGATAGCAAACTCCCATGTGAATAACATGGACATCACACTGATTAATGGTGCTAAGATCTACGTCAGAGGTGCTGATAGACCTGATACCCTTCGTGGGGTTAGTCTTACTTTTTTGGTACTGGACGAGGTAGCTGACATCAAACCAGATACCTGGGAGAAGGTCTTACGTGCTTCGTTATCAGACAAAAAGGGTAAAGCACTCTTTATTGGGACTCCAAAGGGACGCAACTGGTTCTACGATATGTATAACCTCGGTACGTCGGAGGAAGATGAGGAGTGGAAGAGCTGGCACTTCACAACGAAGGATAACCCACTTATCGACCCTAAAGAAATTGAGGGAGCTAAGAAGACATTATCTTCGTTTAGTTTTAAGCAGGAATACGAAGCAAGCTTTGATAACGCAGGAACAGACTTATTCAAGGAACAATGGATAAAGTACGGAGAAGAACCTACTGAAGGTGTTTATTACATAGCAATAGACTTAGCAGGTTTTACGAATGTTAACTACTCCTCCTCTAGAGCAAAGAAATTAGATGAATCAGCTATCGCTGTGGTTAAAGTAACTGAAGATGGTGAATGGTTTATAAAGAAGATTGAGCATGGACGCTGGGATGTTAAGGATGCAGCAGCTAGGATTCTTAAGAACATTAGAGACTTTCAACCAGCAGGTGTAGGAATTGAAAGAGGAACAGTACGTAACGCTGTACTGCCCTACCTCAGTGATCTAATGAGATCAAACAACGTCTACGCAAGCATACAAGACTTAACGCATGGCGGTAAACAAAAGACTGAAAGGATTGTCTGGGCATTACAGGGACGATTCGAGCACGGTAAGGTAACACTAAATGAAGAAGAGAATTGGACACAGTTTGTGGATCAGCTTCTAATGTTCCCTACTTCTCAGGTGCATGACGACTTAGTAGATGCTTTATCTTATGTCGACCAGTTAGCTGTAACAACATACTTTACAGATGACATGGACGATGAATATGAACCTAATGACTTTATATCGGGATATTAAATGAGTATAACTGGTAGCTTATTTCGGATGGTTGCTCCTGCGTTAGTGGATAACCTGGAAGCACAAGGCTTGTTTAAAGGTACTACTAGAGCAACACCTAGTCTAGTCCCTGAGATGTTCATCGGTAGAGAAGGTATTAGTAACTTAGGAGCAGCTGGTGTACTTGACGCTCCTGCAGCTAATACTTTGTTAGACAACGCACAGCGTGATTGGTTTAAGTTACCAGCACAAGAATGGGACAATCTCTACGGCAAGCAAGCTGTAGCATTTGATCCAGTAGCAAACAAGGCAATGCTAGAGATTAGTGATAAGAACGTAGACTTACAAAAAGGTGTAGATCTTAATAAGATCCCTGAGAATGAAGTCTTAACATTCGATGAAATATTCAAAGCAGATGTGCTAAAGAAAGCATATCCAGATATTGAAGATGTAACAGTTAGTTTTATCGATGACCCTGTCTCCCCTCGCTTAGCAGCTTATGCTCCTGAGCAGAACATGATTCTATTTAATCGCCAACATCCTGACTGGAAAAAAGAAGATACTCCAGTTAAAGTAGCTCTACATGAGATCCAACACTACGTCCAAGGTAAAGAGTTATTCACTAGAGGTGAAAGCTTTACTGGTGTTCTAAACCAGAACGACTCCTACAATCAAGCAACCAGTTCCTTAACAAAAGCTATTACTCAATCTCCTGCTGAAAGCCTACGCTTTGGAAAGACAGAGAAGCTTGGATTTAATCCTGACAACGTAGCAGAAGCAATTGCTGCATTATCTAAACCAGATGGACTATCTGCTCGTAAATCTTTAGAGCAATCGTTTAAAGATAAACAAATGGTAGATAAGTTTATAGCAAAAGCTAGTAATTATCCTACAATAAGCACAGCACTCCAAGCTAAAGACCAAGCAAGTAAGGGTTATAATAAATCTGTAGCAGACTACATGAAAGTAGCTGGAGAAGTATTTGCTCGTCAGACTGAGCAGCGTCGTGGTATGAGTGCCACAGAGAGAGCTGCTAATCCTGCTATGAGAGCTATCGAGACAGATCCTCAGAACATAATGGCAGGTGTGACAATCGATAACATGACTGCTCCTCGTGCTGAGATTGCTCCTCAGGCAGCGATGACAGATCCTTTTCAGATGCAAGTTCCACAATCAACTATTCCAGGAATTTAACACATGGCTGAATTTAAAGAAGATATCACAACAGAAGGTGATCGTGAGTTAGTCTCCTTCATCGTAGATCATTGCAATCGTTGGAGAGACCACCGAGATGTAAACTACTTAGATAAATGGGAAGAGTATGAAAGATTATTCAGAGGAATCTGGGATGGGCTTGACAAGACTCGTGAGTCCGAGAGATCTCGTCTTGTTACTCCCGCCCTCCAACAAGCTGTTGAGTCGAAGCAAGCTGAGATTTCTGAAGCTGTCTTTGGTCGTGGTGAGTTCTTTGACATTGTTGATGATCGTATGGATCAAGACAAGAATGACATTGCCTTAGTACGTCAACAGATGCACGAGGACTTTAAGTTCTCAAAGGTTAAGAAAGCATTAGATGATATTATTCTCTTAGGAGAACTATACGGTACAGGTATCGGAGAGATTACCGTAGAAGAGAAGACAGTGATGTCTCCTTCCACCCAGCCTATCCCTGGCACTGCTATGGCAGCTATTGGTGTCACTGAACAGAAGAAGTTCATGGTTCAGCTTCACCCAATCAACTGTCGTAACTTCCTCATTGACCCTAATGCTCGTGATATAGAATCATCCTTAGGTGTTGCAATTGAGGAGTATGTTCCTTATTACAAGATTGTTCAAGGTATGGTCGATGGTACATATCGTAAGGTAGGAATCACCCCTAGCTACAACGACATGGACTTAGAACCTGTACAAGAGATATCTCCTAAGCAGGACGATAAGGTACGAGTCATTCGTTACTATGGTCTTGTTCCTAAGGAATACTTAGAAGAGTTACAGAAGAAAGACGGAGAAGAAATTGTAGATCTATTCCCTGAAGGTTCGATGGCTGAAGACTATCAAGACATGGTAGAGGCTATTGTCATCATCGCTGATGATCAGTGGCTTTTAAAAGCTGAAGAGAATCCTTACATGATGAAGGATCGTCCTGTTGTCGCCTATCAAGCTGATTCCATGCCTGGTCGTTTCTGGGGTCGTGGTACTGCTGAGAAGGGCTACAATATGCAAAAAGCTATTGACGCTCAGATCCGTAGTCACTTAGATTCGTTAGCGTTAACCACTTCTCCAATGATGGCAATGGATGCTACACGTCTGCCTCGTGGTGCTAAGTATGATGTACGTCCAGGTAAGAACCTCTTAGTCAATGGTAATCCTAACGAGATCATGATGCCATTCAAGTTTGGTACGACTGATCCTCAGAATTTCCAGACTGCTCAGAACTTCCAAGCAATGCTCCTCCAAGCTACAGGTACAATTGATAGTACTGCTATGCCTGGACAAGTAGCTGCTGGCGAAGCCTCAGGTGCTGGCTTATCTATGGCTCTCTCAGGCTTGATGAAGAAGAACAAGCGTACTCTGATTAACTTCCAAGAGGACTTCTTAATCCCCTTCATTACCAAAGCTGCCTACAGATTCATGCAGTTTGACCCAGATCGTTATCCAGTTAAGGACTTTGTGTTCTTGCCTGTATCTACCTTAGGAATGGTAGCTCGTGAATACGAACAACAGCAGATGATGGGCTTAATGTCTACCTTAGGAGCAGAATCTCCTATCGTTCCTCTGCTATTACAGGGGGTAATCCAAGGTTCTAGTATCTCTAATCGTGAAGAAATCGTAGCAGGACTCCAACAAATGAGTCAACCTGACCCAATGCAGCAGCAAATGCAGCAACTTGCTATGGCTACAGCTCAGGCTACCCTGCAGAAGACCCAAGCAGAGGCTGCTAAGGCTATGGCTGAGGCACAGAAGGCTGGAGCTCAGGCTCAGGCAATCCCTGTAGAGACCCAAATCAAGGCTGTAGAGGCTGCGAATAAGCCACAGGGTGCTGACCCCTTCACCCAAGTAGAGAAAATCGCTAATTTAGCCCTTAAAGAGGCTGATATCATGTCTAATGAGCGTATTGCTATGTTACAAACTGCTACAAAAATGCAATAACTATTGACAAATTGTAAAAAGTATGGTATAATATAAGTATATATTACCACAATAAACTCTCCTTGTCAAGGAAAAAGAGTATGAACAGAGAATTACAGGATTATTACGAAGATCGCTTCTCAATGATGGCATCCAAAGGGTGGCAGAATTTGATTGAAGACATAGAAGTTATGCTTAGTAGCACTGACACCATTAGAGGTGTGGATACTGAGCAACAGCTATGGTTTAGAAAGGGAGAAGTCTCTATCATGACCTGGCTAAAGAATTTAAGAGAGTCAAGCACCGAAGTCTACGAGCAACTCCAGAAAGAGGAAGATAATGCCGAGACGGATGTTTGAGTTTTTATGTAAGAATTCGCATATCACCGAGTCCTTCGTCGATGTTGACACAAAAGAAGTTCGGTGTGGTGAGTGTGGCGAGGTAGCTACTCGCATTCTTTCCTCTCCTAGGTTGGGTTTAGATCCAATCAGTGGAGATTTCCCCAGTGCTACTGCACGATGGGCAAAGATGAGAGCTGAGAAGCTGGCATTGGAAAGAAAAACAACAGCTAATCACGGCTCGTAAATGGACTCTTGACCACCGAGCTATTTTTTAAATGTCCTAAAATCGCATTGCGACAGGAGAATATACATGGCTGCAAATTTTATCGAACTGCCCGAAGTAGACGCTAACGAGAAGTACGCTGATCCAACCAAAGAAGAGAGTATAACCCCAGACGCTGTAGAACAAACTACAGCAGAACCTGAAGAGGTTACTCCAGAACTACCTGAGAAGTATCGTGGTAAAGCTCTAGACGAGATTATCAGGATGCACCAAGAAGCCGAGAAGTTAATCGGACGACAGGCACAAGAGGTTGGCGAAGTACGCAAGTTAGCTGATTCACTTCTAAAGCAACAACTCGAAACGAAGCACGACACACAGCCAAGTAAAGCACAAGAGATTGATTGGTACGAAGACCCTGCTAAGGCAGTAAATCAGGCAGTAGCTAATAACCCACTCTTAAAGCAATTGCAAGAACAACAGGCTCAACAAGCCCAAGTAGGTGCATTGCAGACGATTGAGAAAGCTCATCCTGATTATTTAAGTGTAGCACAATCTGAAGACTTTGCTTCTTGGATTCAAGGATCAAAGGTACGGATGGAATTATTTGCTAAGGCAAACAACTACGATGTAGATTCAGCATTAGAACTGCTAGAGACTTATAAGTCTATACGCAACGTCAAACAACAAAAAGTAGAAGCTACTAAAGCTGCTGACGAATCGCTGAAGAAGGTCGATGGAGAAAGCCGAAGCAAGGCACTTAAGACTGCTGCTGTCCAACAAGGAGGCACTGGAGAGTCAACAAAACCTGTTTATCGTCGTGCAGATCTTATTCGCTTAAGAATGCAAGACCCATCCAGATACGAAAGCATGGCAGAAGAAATTCTACAAGCTTACGCAGATGGAAGGGTACGTTAATTTAATTTAATTTTAGGAGATTTAAAATGGCAGCAGTCGCATACCCAGGTGGATCAACATCCATCGTTAACAAAACCGCAGCAGACAAGTTCATTCCAGAGATTTGGTCTGACGAAGTTATCGCTGCATATCAGAAGAACCTAGTATTGGCAAACCTGGTCAATAAAATGACCATGAAAGGTAAGAAGGGCGATACGCTCCATATTCCTAAGCCAACACGTGGTGTTGCAACAGCTAAAGCAGCTAACACTACAGTTACCATCCAAGCTGATACCGAGACAGAAGTATTAGTTTCGATTGACCAGCATTTCGAGTACTCACGTTTTATCGAGGACATCGTTGAAGTTCAGGCTTTGGCATCACTACGTCGTTTCTACACTGACGACGCTGGCTATGCTTTGGCTAAGAAAGTTGACGACACGTTGTTTGGTTTAGGTAAGTCCTTTGGTAACGGTGACGCTTCTGACTGGACACACAGCACCAGCTATTACATCGACACTTCTACTGGTCTCACAGCTTACGCTGAAGACACTGTAGTTGCTGCTGACGTATTCACTGACGCTGGCTTCCGTGCCTTGATCAAGCTCATGGACGATGCTGATACCCCAATGGATGGTCGTTTCTTCGCTGTTCCTCCATCATTGCGTGCAGCTATCATGGGTATTGATCGTTACAATAGCTCTGATTTCGTTGATGGTCGTGGTGTAAACAACGGTCAGATCGGTCAGCTCTATGGTATCGATATCTATGTAACAAGTAATGCTCCAATCATTGAAACTGATGCTAACAACAGCGTTGGTGGAGATGTTAAAGCAGCTATCTTGGCTCATCGTGATACAATGGTATTGGCTGAGCAGATGTCTGTACGTAGCCAAACTCAGTACAAACAAGAGTATTTATCTACTCTGTATACTGCTGACACCCTCTACGGTGTTAAAGTAGTACGTCCTGAGACTGGCTTTGTATTAGCAGTTAACGGCTAATAGTAGTTCCTAAGACTCTCCAGCTTCGGCTGGGGAGTTTTCTTTAAGTGCATTCGCTGAGTGTATTTAAACAAATATAGGAGATAGATCTTGGCAATTTATCGTGGTGCAGGTGGAGCAGGCGATGCTGTAGGCGACGCAACTAGTGAAGTTTTACTAGCACTGCAGGCTAAAGATGCTGCTATCGCTGCACAGGCTGCTGCAGAGGCAGCTCAAACTGCTGCTGAATTAGCAGAGACTAACGCTGAAACTGCAGAGACCAACGCAGAGACTGCAGAGACTAATGCAGAAACAGCAGAGACCAACGCTGAAACTGCTGCTACTAACGCTGCCAGTTCTGCAAGTGCAGCTTCTACATCTGCTACCAATGCAGCTAGTTCAGCATCTGCTGCGTCTACATCTGCTACGAATGCTGCTTCGTCTGCTTCCGCAGCAAGCACCTCAGCTACTAACGCTGCTAGTTCAGCCAGCAGTGCTTCTACTTCTGCGTCTACTGCTACAACTCAAGCAACTAATGCTTCTAACAGTGCTAGTGCTGCGTCTACTTCAGCAAGTAATGCTTCAAGCTCTGCAAGTGCTGCTTCAACATCTGCAAGCAACGCTTCTACATCCGCTACAAATGCTGCTGCATCAGCTTCTACTGCAACCACCCAAGCAACTAACGCTAGTACCTCAGCTTCCGCAGCAAGCACCTCAGCTACTAATGCAAGTAATTCAGCCACTGCTGCTTCTACATCTGCGTCTAGTGCATCAAGCAGTGCAACATCAGCGTCTGGCTCAGCATCTACTGCAACCACTCAAGCAACTAACGCAAGTAACTCTGCTACTGCTGCAGCTACTTCAGCTACCAATGCTGCTAACTCTGCCACCGCTGCAGCTACTTCTGCTACGAATGCTGCTAATAGTGCTACCTCTGCAGCTACTTCAGCTGCTACTGCTGCTAGTATTCTACCAACACCGACATTACCGATTACTTTAAGAGCAGGTTCTACAGTTTCTATTACTATTGCTAATTATCTCTTGCCTATTACAAACAGGGCAGGAGGAACAGTTAATGTATCTATTATTTAAGGATAAAATATGGCAGCTCGTTACCCTCTAGTTCTAAACGGAACACAAATTCAAGAAGTACAATCTGCTGATACTGTTGCAGGATTAGTAATTGGAACAGATATACAAGCATATGACGCAGACACAGCTAAGACTGATGTAGCACAGTCCTTCACTGCTGCACAGCGTGGTGCTATCTCTGCATTAACAGATGGTTCTACTATTACTCCTGACTTTGCTGTAGCTAATAACTTCTCCGTAACTCTCGGTGGAAATCGTACTTTAGCTAACCCAACAAACTTAACTGCTGGTCAGTCAGGTTCTATCTTTGTTACTCAAGACGGCACAGGCAGTAGAACTCTTGCTTATGGTTCTTACTTTGACTTTGCTGGTGGCACAGCACCAACCCTCAGCACTACTGCTGCTGCAGTCGATAGAATCGATTATGTAGTTCGTACTACAACTTCTATCCATGCAGTCTTTACAGCGAATTACTCATGAGTATTGTTAGTTCTAATATCCTTGCTGGTGCATCTGGTCAAGGTGGCGGTTATAACCTAACCAACTCCCTACGCTTTCGGTCTAGTGCTAATGCTTATTTAAACAGAACAGGCGGAACATCAACAAATAGAAGAATTCATACTTTTTCATTTTGGACTAAATATTCAGTAACTGGTGGAACTAGGGTAATTGCATCTGCTGGTTCAGACGATAACAACCGAGAATGGATGGGTTTTGATTCAAACAATTTTTATTATCAAGTAAAAGATAGCGGAAATTTTTATGAATTAGGCACAACTCAAGTATTGCGTGACCCATCAGCTTGGTATCATTTAATGGTTGCGGTTGATACTACTCAAGCGACTAGTAGCAATAGAGTAAAAATGTATATAAATGGTGTTCAAGTAACAGCTTTTGGCACAGCTACTTATCCACCTCAAAATGATGATTTATTCTTTAATGATTCTAATGGTGGAGTAAGTTACATAGGTGCGTTGCGTGGTTTTGTAGGTTCAACTGGTCAATATGATGGTTATTTAGCAGAGTTTAATTTTATTGACGGACAGCAACTAACCCCATCCTCATTCGGTGAAACATCCACAACCACAGGTGTATGGATTCCTAAGAAATACACAGGAACATACGGCACTAATGGATTCTATTTACCATTTACCGATAACTCTGCTCTTACTACATCATCCAATGTTGGACTAGGAAAAGACTTCTCAGGTAATGCAAACTATTGGGTTACAAACAATATCAGCATTACATCAGGCTCTACATATGACAGCATGACCGATGTGCCTACGCTGACAAGTGCTACTGCTGGTAATTATTGTGTAATTAATCCTTTGGCAAACTCAGGGATAGGAACATTATCTAGAGGAAATTTACAATTAGTTACATCTACAAATTCAAAAGCAATTACTGGAACAATGGCTCTGCCATCAACTGGGCAATACTATTGGGAAATTACTGCAACAGATTACATAACTGATAATGGAACATTTTTTGGTGTAGTTAATAAAGAGTTTTTAACTGGTGCGCCTTCAAATGGAACTTGGTTAGGTTTTAACACTTATAATGCAACATACGACAACGGCACAACAACAGATACCAATGGATTAACTGGTACTAATGTTACTAATGATGGTGATATATGGTGTATTGCTATTGATGTTACTAACAATAAATTTTGGATTGGTCGGTCAAGGTCAGGCACTTTAGTATGGGCTGATGGAGTTACTCCAGCCGTTAATGGAAGTGGTGCTTCAACTTTATCTTTGCCTACTGGTAATTTGTATCCAATGGCATATAGAGGTGGTTCGGATAATGAAACTTACAACTTTAACTTTGGACAACAACCTTTTGCTCACACACCACCAACAGGCTTTGTAAGACTAAACACATTTAACTTACCTACTCCTACGATTGGTGCTACTGCTGCTACAACAGCGAATAAGTATATGAATATTGCTCTGTACACAGGTACAGGTTCTAGCCAATCTATTACAGGGCTAGGATTCCAACCTGATTGGACATGGATTAAAGGTCGTAGTGGTGCAACAGACCATGGACTTTATGATGCAGTTCGGGGAGTTCAGAATCAATTAGAAAGTAATACAACAACAGCAGAAACTGCTGAAGCTACAGGATTAACAGCATTTGGTTCAGACGGCTTTACTGTTGGTGCATTAGCCCAATTAAACACTTCTTCAGCTACTTATGTAGCATGGAACTGGAAAGCCAACGGAGCAGGCTCATCTAACACAGCAGGAACTATTACATCTACAGTAAGTGCTAATACAAGTGCTGGATTTAGTATTGTTACTTATACAGGTAATAACACAGCATCAACTGTCGGTCATGGACTTGGTGTTGCACCTAGTATGTATATTGTTAAATTAAGAAGCACAACTGGGGCATGGGGTGTTTATCATAGTTCTTTAGCTGCAAGTCAGGTTTTGTATTTAAATACAACAGATGCGGTTGACGGCTCAGGCATTTGGAATAGCACAGCCCCTACATCTTCAGTATTTTCTATTGGTGCACATCCAACTTCTAACCCAAGCGGTCAAACTCTTGTAGCCTATTGCTTTGCACAAGTCGCTGGATACTCTGCATTTGGCTCATACACAGGGAATGCTTCTACGGATGGTACTTTTGTCTTTACTGGGTTTAGACCTAGATTTATTCTTGTTAAATCATCGTCTAATGCATCAACACCTTGGCAAATTTTTGATACTTCTATAAACCCATATAATACAGCAACAAATAATTTAATTGCTAATGGAAGCACTGCAGAACCATATGACACAGCTTCGCCTATTGATTTCTTATCAAATGGTTTCAAATTGCGAGGCGGTAGTTCAAGTTGGAATAACTACAATACAGGCACTTGGATTTATGCTGTATTTGCCGAAACACCTTTTAAATACGCTAACGCAAGATAGGAACTAATATGCCTTTTAAACTCGGAACTAAGACTATCCAACTGGATACACCTTTTACACACAATGACATTCAATACCCAGCTAACTGGATTCGTCTAGCATCTGAGGAAGATAAGTTTGCTATCGGCATGACATGGGAAGCGGATGCTGTTAGATACGATGATAGATTCTATTGGGATGGCAACATCAACAATCCTAAAGCACTAGAGGATAAATTAGAAGTAGACCAAGATGGTAATCCTATGTATGTCAAAGTATTAGGCACAGTAGACGACAAACCAGCAATGGTGGATAGCACAGAGAGATTAGTAACCAAAGGATTAAAGTCTAACTTTATCTCTCAAGTAAAAGCTACGGCTGGTTCTATCCTTGCTCAGACTGATTGGATGGTGATCCGCAAAGCTGAACGCAATGTCGATATTCCTAGCTCTGTCGCTGCTTATCGTGCAAGCGTAGTAGCTAAGGCTACAGAGTTAGAGACAGCTATCGCTGCAGTTACAAGCGTAGAACAATTGATTGCTTTAGACCTCTCCTTTCCTGCGGAGTAATTAAATGACCGAAGCTGACTTAAAACTCCTAAGCCACGAAGAAGTCTGTAAAGTTCGCTACGAACAGATTAATGCTAGACTAAAGAGACTAGAACAGATTCTCCTCGGCACTGCTGGATTCATTATTATAACACTACTAACTCTGGTACTTAAATGAGTAGACCACATTCCGTAGGCAAGAATCTTACTGCTAATACATTGACAACAATGTTTACTGTTCCAACTAGGAACATGGCTGTTGCTCATGATATTTTAATGACTAATAGAGGTACTGGGAATAAACATATTTCTATCTATTGGTACGATAAAAGTGCTAATGTTAGCATTGAAATAGTACATGAGAGAACTATATCTGCAAAAACTTCTGCTG